TATCTAAATTTGACCGCCCCACTCTCAATATCATAGAATCCGGGGGATTAAATTAACGAGCGTGGTCTTCCCAGAACCGGTCCCACCAATAATGGCAACGGTCTGTCCAGAATGGGCTTTAAAGTCAATATCTGCCAGCGCTAATTGCTCCGCACTTTGATATCGATAGTTGACATGATCAAATTCTAAGCTGTGTTCAGTCGTCGCTGGTAACGTTGCTGCCTTGTCAGGGTCAGTAATTTTAGGTTCAATACTTAAGACTTCTTGAATCCGGGAAGCAGAAGCGGCCGCCCGTGGAATGAACGCAAATACCATGGCAAGCATCATGAAACTCATCAATACTTGCATGGCATAAGTCATAAACGCAATCATATTCCCAACTTGCATTGTTTGACTACTAATCAATTGGCCACCAAACCAGACAATTGCCACATTAGTCCCACTCATAATCAAAGTCATTACCGGGTAAGCCAAGGCCACAATCGTATTAACCTTAATCGCATTGTGCGTGTAATCTTGGTTAGCGTCTTCAAAACGGTCCTGTTCAAATTTATCTTGACGGAATGCCCGAATAACGCGTACTCCCGTTAAGCCTTCACGAAAAACAAGGTTGATGCGGTCAGTCTTAGTTTGCATCGCCCGAAACAACGGTATTGCAAATGCCATGATCAAACCAATAAAAATCAATAGTACCGGAATAGAAACCACGAAGATCCAAGTTAATTCATGACTCTTGGTATACGCTAAAAAGCTTGCACCAATCAGCATGATTGGTGCCATAATCATCATTCGTAACGCCATCATGGCCACGTTTTGAATCTGGACGACGTCATTGGTCGTTCGAGTGATTAGTGAAGACGTCTCAACTTTATCAAATTCATCATTTGAAAAATTGATGACCTTTTTATAAATATCCGACCGTAAATTCTTCCCTAATTGTTGTGATGACCGCGCCGCAAAAAAGACGTTGCCAAACGCTGCGACGACTGATAACAATGAAAAACCAATCATTTCAAATCCGATTTTCCAGATATAACTAATGTCACCAGTAGCCACCCCGTTATTCACAATATTAGATGTCAAACTAGGCAGATTTAAGGTCGCAATCACTTGCACGATCATAAATAAGACCGCACCGATTACCGCGGGATACGAAATCCGACCCTTTGCTATTTTAAGCATTTGCACGCTCCCCTTCATTCATTCATTATTACATAATAATGCAGTATCTTAATCTAACTAAAAATGGTCCTTTTGTCAACCATCTTTACAAGTCTCACGTAAAATATTGTAACGCACTCATCGCAGTTTAGCACTCAAAAGGATTTAAGAATTTATTAAGCTCGCCTTCGTAATAACACAAAAAAAGTGCTGCGTCACTAATCGCTGACACGGCACTATGCCTAAATTTAAGCCAATACTTCTTGTATATTTTGAGGTACCTGATTTGTCACAACGGCCTCCCATGAATTCACGTTTTGTCCCTTCGTCTCAATCTTTAAATAGTGTCGTTGCTTTAGCCGGTGATCTGCGGTAAATGTCAACCAGCGTTGCTTACCTTGCGCATCGCTGGTCAGCATTCGGTAGGTATAGATATCTTCGCCCATCTGACCAGTCGAGTGGCCGATTGCCTGATTAGTCCGACCATAGACCGTTTGTACCTTAACAAATGGGTTTAAGTTATCCACCGCCATTGCCAGCTCACTCCCCTGATTCTTCGTCATCGTCGGTACAATTAACAATGTACCTACACTAATCATCATAATAATCGCCACCAACCAAACAGCCCATTTTTTATTCATAAACACTATCCCCCGAATTAATTATTTTATTAATCGTATCGGAGTAAAGTTCCTCTGGCTACCCTAACTAGGCTTTCTTAATCAGTTTAAACGATTACTAATCAAATTCGAGTTTCCTTAAACATTAAGGAAATTATTTTAACAATAATTCAATAATTATCGCGCTTTGCATGCTATTCTATTAGAATAGGAAGTAGTTTTTAAATCATGGGGGGATTTATCATGCACATGCGGGGTATCAACTTTGTATTAGGTCTCGGCGTCGCGCTCGGCCTGTTAGCAGGCTGTCAGGCGGCTTCACCGGCAACTAAACAAGCCAGCAGTCAATCATCTAAGACTAGCGCTAAAAGCGTTCACAGCTCGGCTAAACACCAAGCACAAGCACGGCCTTATCAACATTGGCATACCGTCAAAGATGTTCACTTGCCTATTTTGATGTATCACAGTATTTCTAGCGGGAACCAGTTACGTGTCCCCGCCAAAGAATTTCAAACTGAAATGACTTATCTAAAGGCACACGGCTACCGAACGCTGACTGCCAATGAAGCCGTATACGCGCTCAAACATCGGCGAATTCCACAAAAGAAGATTGTCTGGATCACACTCGACGATAGCTATAAAGATAACATGACAGCAGCTTGGCCAATTTTGAAACAGACGCACCAACACGCCACCATTAATTTTATTACCGGCTTTACCCATAAGAAAAACCACTTAACTTTAGCTGATGCTAAGCGGATGCAAGCATCCGGTAATATTGATTTTCAAAGTCACACCGTTCGCCATCTGGATTTAAATAATTTAACTTACCAGGTTCAACTTACGGAATTATCAAGTTCCAAAAAATGGCTCGATCATAATTTACAACAGAACACACAAGTTATTTGTTACCCAGCCGGCCGTGCTAATCAGCAGACCATTAAAGCCGATAAACAGGCTGGCTATCAGTATGCCCTATCAACGGCACCTGGCATCGCCACCAGCACACAGAACCCATACAATCTCACTCGACAACGGGTCGTACCTGGAATGTCGCTAACGGCCTTTCAGACACTATTAACGAGTAATAATTAATTCATAGGACCCTTACTTGTGACACGATCCCAAAACCCTTTTTTATGAGCGCTTAACAGTGCTGTTGTGATCACAACAGCCAAAACGCAAAATTGGGGTTTTAATTTGATACCAATTAGCAAAAGAGAAGCGTCATAATGCTGATATACCAGCATTATGACGCTTCTCTTTTTATCTACCGACGTCGACTTATCACCCGCACGGTAGTTATACCATCAAGGGTAGCACGCTATAAATGCCATTTATAAGCTGTTTCTGAAAAAGAGAGATATTTTATTTACAAATCGTGGAAGAGCACAAATTAATTTAATATTGGTCATTTTTTGATGTTTTGCTTTTTCCACTATTATATACCAACTTATTATCTTAAACACAAAAAAGTCCCACACCAGCCAATTAAGGCTAGTGCAGGATTCGTTTGAAAACATGAATTTAAATAGATTTTTAAAATTACTATAAAAGCTCAGTAAAGTTAACTGTTTTCAAAATTGAAACATTCCCTTTATCCAAGGCCGTTATCATTGAAGTAATCACGCGAACGTATGGATACAGCATAGCCGCCCCATTTTGAGATAAATACATTTGTATTTGTTCAAGCTCTGTAACAGAAGGATTTATGCTAAACTGCCCAATAACAGATACTTCTCCAATTTGAAAATTAGCTTCATTTGTAAAACCTGTTTTAATTTCAACTTGACCAGTCTTATGATCATCCGATAACGAAATAGAAAAACCCATTTTTTGAGTATCTGTCTCACCAACTTTAGTCTTAAAATCATCTGGCATATATAAATTGTACTTTATTTCTTTTATTCGATAGCCTTGAAACTCAATAACTGGTCCATTATTACTTTCCATTACAATCTCCATTCAATGTTAAAAATCATGCGGCCAATAAATTCTCATTTCCAAACAGCATATCAAGACTAACATCAACAAAATTTTCAGTATGATTTAATTTTTGTTCTAAAACCGGTTGAAAATCGTTAGCGGCTGTAGATGTTTTCTCTGACTTTTCTTCAATGGGAAGACCAATTGAAGAAAAGAATTCTAACATACTGTCACGATCCTCATCTGTAAACGTATTTAAATCCTTCAATACTTGGTCTATTGGTTTACTGTATTTTGCCATAATTATTCCTCCAACTGATTAGAATCAATATCCACAGTTTTGACAGAAACTTTATCTATAATATTATTACTTCTGACTGCGTATTCTATTCCATTTGGCACCATAGCTATATTATTATTATTCAACTCAACATCCGTCGGCGTATGTGTTGCACTACATACAGCATCAATGGGTCCTCCAAATTCTTTGAGTCTCATCATATCCTGAATATACGCTTCTAATATTGCACCATCAAGTGAATGCTGTTTTGTACCATTATGATATTTACATTTTAAAATTTTCAATAACTTTTTTCGACTTGGATTTTCTTTCCAGTGCTGAAAAAGCATCATATCATCTATACTATCAACAAAATTGAGGATATTGTCACGATGAAATTGAATATCGAAACATAGAACTTCATAGTCAGTCCCATTACATACTCGCTTTATATAATTAAACGCTAAACCCTGATTATCTTTGAATCCATAAAGACCAAATCCCAACGAACCTGGTTTGCTTTTCACTGTTCCTGAATTGATTTTTCCTACATTGGGAATGTCGATTGCTTTAAAGCCCTGTTTATTAATGATCTCGGCATTTTTTTTATAAGTCCCATGAAATAAATGTACAGTTTCAAGCTCCAATGTCTTCACTCCATTACAATTAGAAACATACATCACAGAAATAAGATTATATGTTCAACAATACCGAATAGCGTTCTACCTACCTATAGAGTATGATATTTTACTTCTTTATTGTCAACTATCACTTACTCTTGCATCGATAAAATAACTATACTTAGTTAAAACTAATATGAGCACATCTACTTAATCAGTAATGTTTGGCCAGGATAAATCATTGAATAGATCGTTTTACAGTTTTGTGCTGCTAACGTATATACGTTCAGGCCGTTCCGTTGAGCAATTACCCACCAACTATCGCCTGAAACGGCCGTGTAGTACGTGTGAGAAGCACCAGTTTTAGAGTATCACCTGCCAATTACCATTAATGTGTGTTTCACAGTAGTGAGTATTAAAGTTGCACGATTTCTCATATATTCATATGATAACAGCGGAACCTACTAAATATCTGGTTTCCTCTTTCGTTAAGATCCTTTTTCTTATGTATTAGCCGTCTGCCCTCACAGCAGGCGTCTTTTTACGCAAAAAATCCCCCACGCCGAAGCGCAGGGGAATTAATCAAGTTATAACTATCATCTAGAAACTACACTAGAGACAATTAATATTATACTTATTACTTGTTATTCTGTAAAGTCTTGTAGTTATCTAATTAGCTATATTGACAGCTAATAATGCTAAATCTAAACTCTCACTAACAAAATATACAGGCAAGCAACAAAAAAAATCTTCCACCCATCAAGCAGAAGATTATCCTCATCACTTCCGGCACCACTAACCGACAATCTTGGAGGGATTTGAAAGCTGTGATACTAATAACAGGACAAGGGACATAATAACACTTGTCGGTTTATATCACAATACCGAAAGTAATCTATAGAAAAATATTAATAAATCCTTGTTATATTAATCAGGTTTAATGTATAATAACTGTGTTCTTTATTATCTTAGGAGAAACAGAACACCCATTTTATTTATTTAAACATTGGGCCAGTCTTGACTGGCTCTTTTTTATATATTTTGTTAACAAAAAATCCCCCACGCCGAAGCATGGGGGACTAGAACAGTTCACGATTATTATACTACTTTTTCTCCTGATTGTGAGGCGGATTCTGACGTCGTTTCAGTGTTAGATGATGCAGAACTATTCACTGCAGCGACTGTGGACGTTGGTGTTTGCGCTTCGTCAGCAACTTTATTAGCCGTCGCTTCAACTTGGCTTTCCTCGTCACTTTTAACTGTTGGTGCTGCCACCGTTTGAACATCAGTAATAACGCCAAGCATACCAAGGATCGTTAATACGGTATTCACTACTGCGATAATTGCTGACCAATCACCAGTAAACTTAATGCCAAACATGGCAAAGATTTGTTGAATCAAAACGATCAGTAACGAAATAATCCCAGCAATCAACTTACCATTCAAGCTTCCGTCAGCATTCTTAAAACTAATTTTTTCATTTCCTTTGGCTTCCTTTTCGTATAGATGTTTAAATTCAATGTCATGACCATCTAACCGGCCTTCTACCTTAATGACCCGATTTTCAATCGCGTTCATTGTGTCGGCGTTTTGCTGTCGTACTTTTAAACTTTCATCGGTAAAACGGCTAAGCCGCTTGCCTAAATCGTTAAGCGGGATACGGACCGTCTTATTGAGAATCCAATTAGCTAATACACAAATACTAGTGACAATGGCAACAATCGATCCCCATTCATCCCAACCTAATCCTAATAGTGTATGCAATTACCGCACCACCAATCGCTGACCAGGATAGATAGTGGTGTAAATTGTCTTGCCATTCTGACTAGCTAATGTAGTCATGCTCAGGCCGTTGCGTTGTGCGATTGTCCACCAGCTGTCGCCATACTTAACTGTGTAGTACGTATTAGTTGCACCACTCTTTACATATTCCAGCGTATTGCTTGCCGGACCGGTTGCTAAATAGCCATAATCATTAAATCGTGGCTGACGTACCCAGCGATACCCGCCACGAATAATGGCTTGATCAGTCTTGATTGTGGTCCCAGCTTGCAAAATAGCGATCGCACTTGATGACGTTGACGCACCAGTGCGCAGCTTAACCGCAGTCTTAAGCGTGTAAGTTTTAGCTTCCTTGACCCACTTGGCTGACGCAGCTGGCTTGTAAATGTTTTTGTTGGCTTTTCGGTTGTTGGCCTTAACTGCACCTTTATTAGTCGGCTTGACCGTTGATTTCTGACCAGCAGTGTAATAATCAGTATAAAGTTGACTGACGTCAAAGCCACCGTAACTAATCCGGAAATGGGCTGATCCAGACCATTGCCAAGCATTGTTATTCGTATACCATTTCTTGCCAGCTGGTACAAACGGATAGCCAGCAATCCAGCCAGTTTTTCCCTTGATGGTCATCTTATTGTTAGCCCATGATCCAGACGTATAAATGTCGGCCCGATAACCAAACTTCTGAATCTCTTGCATGAACGTTTTGTTATTGACGTCGTTGGTTGCTTTAGATTGGTTATTTTGTTCCTCAGCTTCAACGTCAGTCGCTAGTACCGCGCCAACTGGTAGCCCTGCCGCTTTAGCAGTTTTACCAGCAAAATCAGCTTCGGAGATTGCTTGTGCCTTAGTGGCGTAGCGCGCAAAGTGGTAACCATTGATATACATTCCCGCTGCTTGGACATTTGCAATGTTACTGGCAGCATACGGATCCTTGTACGTACCGCCTTCACCAATCTTGACCGTAACAGCCTTAACACCGAACTCATTACGCATGGAAACGTACTCGGCAGTACTCATATAGCCGTTGTTATTCGACACATCGACCATATCCATGCGAGCAGCGTTAGCATTTAGCCCTAAAAAAAGGGCCGCCATGGTGGCAGCTCCAGTCAATAATAGTTTATTTTTGAGTTTCACCCTCATCATCTCCTTAATGCGCGTTAATAAAATCAACAATCTTGTTAGCTACTCTGTACTCACCTGCTTGATTTGGGTGCAGGCCGTCACGTAGATAAGCCGTCGCTTGTTCTGGAACGAACGCGCTGATTCCAGAGTCAGCGTACATATCAAGCACTGGCAAGCTGTAATAGTCAGCAACCTGTTTGATTGCATCTACGTAATTACTTTGTAAAAGTCCCTGCTTATTTTTGGTAAAGCTGTCTGGCGACTGATTGTAGCCATGCTGTTTCATTGGTGTCATTACAATAATCTTACTCGTTGGATTATTAGCAATCAGCGTTTTAAAGACATAGTCCGCAGCTCCAAAAACAGTTGTTTGATCACCATCACCAAAAGTTCCCAATTTGCGGCCATAGTGGAAGTCATTGATACCAAACCAAACTGTAATTAGATCACCTTTAATGGTTGCAACCCGTTCAACCGCACTATCGGTTCTACTATCATCTTTTGTAAATGTCGAACCCGAAACACCATTATTTTTCATCGATGCCAAACGTAAACGGCTCGACACAACATCACACCATTTCGTTGAATTGTATGACCATGTAATCGAGTCTCCAAATGCAACTCCATCCTCCATGCCATAATCATTCTTGATTAAATTATTCTCGGCAAAAACGACCGGGAAATCAAAATTATAAGATGGTGTGACACCCGCCCAACTAATCCAGCCAATGTAAAGCTCATCGTTAGCTCGTTCGCCGGCGGAACTGAAACTACTAATCTCTAACGTCGATTGATTGATATAAAGGAAGCTAGCAGTAGTTGAATTACTCAAATCAATTGGGTTCGGGTTAGCTGGTCTAATGTTTCTAAGGCCATATTGAGTGATAAAGTTCATGAAAACGTTTTGCGGTACAGTCAAAGTTTTCGCATCAACATCTAAAATTAGTGGAGCTCCCAGTGCAAAGTATGAATTGCGGTTAAAACTCGTCACTTGCGTGCTGTATCCATCAATTGTGTATCGAAGCTTTAAATTGATGTTTGGAGTTAAATCCCAACTAATATATCCCAGGTAAAACCAAGCTTTTAAAGCCTTGTTGATCGAGTCGGTTGCAATAAAATTCATATTGACGGAATCATAGAATAGAAAACTGGCACTACCTGTATCGAGGTTGATAGTACCAGTATTAGGTAATCTAATCATATCTTGACCGTCAAACAGATTTTTATACCCGTCTGGAATTTCAAGTGTCTTTGCTTTCAAGTCTAGCTTAAAAGGACTGCCTGAGGCTAAATAGATATCATGTTGAATTTGAGGAAATGTCTGATTAACTCCATCCACTGTAACCGATGCTACGTTCAATGAATAAGCGACCGAACCGGCAATGCTTACCCAACCTAATCCAACGTTATCAGCAGGAATGTCAGATGATCCATAAACTTCGAATTGTTTACTATTTTTAGAATAAGCAATCCAAAACCCAGTTTCATCCGGATTGTCAGTAACCAAGTTAATCAAAACGTCGCCAGGAATCGAGTCCTTAGTACTGATGACTTCGGTGCCAGCGATGATGGCCCAAACATTCGAAAGTGTTAGGGTTTTAGCTACTGAATCAATTACCGCGGGTGCTCCTGATGCGATGTAACCATACCGAGCTGATGGGCTTAATTTTTGAACACTGACGGTACCATCTTTGATTTCGGTAGATTGGTAGGCGCCACCATCTACCCAAGTACCATCCGGCCCCCACATCCACTTATGACCAGTATCAATAGTGATAAAGACGCCATCATGTCCTGATGGATAAGTTGTCTTTAAAACGTCTGAACTAGCAATAGCGTGCGGTTGACCGCCATCAAAGTTAGTGAAGCCGCGTTTGATCATATTGACTACTTCAGTATTAGTTGGCCGCTTGCCCAACTGAGTCATAAGGTTAGCATTCAGCTTAGCCAGGGCCTGTTCTAATTGAGTATTGGTAGCAACATCACTCGACTTAATTTTAGCCTGCAGGATATCCAACTGACTGATCATCTCTGTCAGATGGTTTGAAGCATCTGAACTTAAGCTGGCAATTTTATCAAACTCGGCTTTAAATTCGGCCTTATACTCACTATTAGTAGCAGTAACAGCCTGTTGAGCTGAATCTAGTAGTTTCTGCAGTTCTGACCTGAATGGTGCCTTATTGACAAACATGTCCGGGTTACCATTATAGACGTGGAACCAGACATTGAACGTTGTCACCCGCTTACCGTCAGCATTCTGTAAGCCCAAGAAACCGTAAAAATAACCTTCCTGTGGGAACATGGTTCCGGGAAGATTCATCTTAACTCGACCTAGGCCAACAATATCATCGCTAGTCCCGACATAGCTGACTGCCTCACCGGTCTCAGCGGTCACTTGGCTATTCTCATCGAGACTACCAACAAAACCAGTCAGAAATGGCACTAGCCCATCTTGAAACTGTTGTGCTAGCCCCCGCTCTTTAAATTTAACAACCAGTGGAACCTGTTCATCGCCCACCCGGCCGTTGAAGCTATCACTAAGATTGAACGCATCACCTGAACCAATTTTTTGTTTATACGTATCCAACGTAATCGTACTAATCATTTACTCACCTTCCTCAGTCTCTACTACTTTGCCGTTAACAATTTGGATCGGTACATCATACTTAGTCAAAATATCAACAATTGCTTGCATGTTGTCTTCGTAAGTATTTATTTTGCCAGATATATCGTCAAATTTATTTTTAAGATCATCTACTCCAAGCTCATCAGTATCTAGTTTATCCAGGTAGGGCTGTATAATCTCAAAATTAGAGATTAAAGTATTTCGTAAATTACGATTATCGGTGGGCATATTTTTAGAAACTAATTTATCAGCCATTTACATCATCCTTTATCACTGAAACTGCACCATTAGAAATACTGAGCTTGAAAATAGTACCTGTAACACTGTCTTTAATCCTAATAGCATCAACTGGTTCTACCTTTAGACTATCCAGTTTTTTCTTATCACTAGCACTTAGTAGCCCTTCTGTTGTATCTGTAGCAACTTCATATCCCTTTAAAGTATCGATTTTTTGCTTATCTGCTGCAGACATTAATCCATCTTGCTTGTCCGTTGCGACCACTGGCAAGAGTTTAGTCAAGCCGATAACTGAATCTACCGAAGTCATTGGCCAATATACGTTTCCATCGTCATCTTTTAGATAGCGTTTATGCGTCTGGTTGATAACTGACACTTGATACACCTCCATCAATAGTTCTTAGACCTACAAAATGATTTTCAGCATTTCTTAATCCATTGGCTACTGCTTTTAAATCAGTTAAAGACTTGTCATGCTTATTAACCCGATTGTTCAGAGTCAGCGAAATGCTTTTAAGCGCCGCAGCTGTATTATCTAATGTAATCGTCGGTAATGTTGACGGGTTATACGGATTTTGTGTGATTCCAGTAATTGTTACTTCACGCTCTAACCCCATACTGGGGACACGCAAAAACCAACCATCACCTCTAGCAATATTTGTACGCGATAAATATTGCATTGTTAGTTGAATGGTTGGCTCTGTCTGCATATTACTGTCCATATATGATTGCATTGAGGCTTGATCAGTAAAACGTTCATCTGATATGGCAGCCCCACGTTGCAAACCGTATTTTTGAATACTACTCTGATTGTTCCAGATAAACTTAACCAAATACTTTCCTTTTGTGGTGTCATTGCTGCTATCACTGTTATCTGTATCAACTGGTTTTCCATAACACCAACATTGGTTAATCAAACTAGTAGAATCGAATGATAGATGCACTGCATCCGTATTACCGCCATAAACAAACATATTACCCGTATCATGGCGGAATGTATCTCGTGAGCAAAAGTGAATCATCAAGTTGTCTGGTATCATTGCTGCTCCAAACTTATCCAAATAACTCGTTAAAAAATCAAGGAAGGAACTATTACCTAAGTTTTCAATTTGAACTTTTTGAAAATCCCCCGTAAAGTCAATTTGCACACCTTGATCATTATCTGCTACAAAAGCATTACAAGCACTTTGAAAAGTATAAGTAAGTGTACCTGCATTAATATCTTCTTTACGAATGTTTTTAAGCGCCTCATACATAACATGAACTGCTTTAACTTGATTAGTCAGTATTCCATTATCAATCGCTGGAACAGCCTGTTGTATGACATACCGTTGACCACCATAAATGATATAATTTTGAACTTGCAACAAATTGAAGGCCTGTTCGTATTGTGGTAGTAAACGTGCAGTAAATGATATTTCCATTGATTGATTTAAAACCCATGCATCTTGAAACGTATCTTGCGCATCATTAATGTTAAGTCGTTCTTCATGGCTGCCTGACCGATCTCTTACTAATAACATTGGATACTTAAACATAGTAGAACGGCGTATCAAAGCTAATATTGGAATCTGTACAGCCGGTTAACGTAAATTGATTGTCACCTAGTTGTAACGAGATAACCCCATGGTTTGTGTCCGATCCACATTGTTGCCCGTTTATAAACGGATTAACACCACTTAATTTCAACTCGTCATTTGTCGTTAAAATACGATTACAACTGAACGTTTGACCAGTAGTCGTATTAGTTAATGTTGGTTTACCATTGCAATGAATCGTAATAATTAATGGATGTTGCTTTATATCCGGTTCAATCATGATATCGCCGATATTTACAACCGTGAATCTATCCATGTTTTGAAAACTATATTGTGGGTCTTGATCCAATCTTAAATTTTGACCAAGTGCCCATAATTCAGAATCAAAGTCCTCAACATCTTGAGTAGTGCCCAGAGATTGACCCAGCCCTGCTGAATTATTAAATGTGACGGTAGCGTAGAAATCTTTTTCATTAGGATATGTTGGCTTAAAAGTCTTAGTCTTTACACGAAATTTAATTCCAGGATGATTACTAAATGTAATCCAGAATTCATCGCGTGCATACAAGAATCGTTCCAGTGCCTGATAGCCTAGCGACTGGTCAGCTTCATCGATGCCAAACGAATAAAACTGGCAAGTAATGTCACGTTGATCATATCGTGAACTCATTAGTGTTTGCCCATCTTGTTGTCCTAGTGCTTGGTAGGTATCAGCCGGATTAACATCCGGCAAAGTTGCGTCATACATATAAACGCCCTGCAAATTCGGCACATCAAAACAAGACACCCAATTAGCCCCATCAGCACTGATAGCATATTCAATTGGATTGAACGGCAATTTATTATCAGTCTCGCCAAAGCGATAAGCATGGGGCCTATCAGTTCGTGTGGAAAATATTTGCATGATACGCTCCTCCTTTCTATTCTGATTTTGTTGGATTATACTGAAAGCATTAAATAAAGTGAGGTAATAACAATGCCACTATTTGGTAAAAGCAATAACGACGACAAGCCAAAATTAGTTGAAACAGTTGGTCCAGTTCCAGAAGGCTATCATTTTACCGATATTCTACTATCAGAAAAAAGGACCTCATCTGGTATTGGAGCCCAATTAAAAATTGTAAAAGATCTTGAAGAAAAATGTAAACAACATGATTACGATGGATTTGCCAATCTTAAATTCTCCGCAGCAGGCGCCGAAACGGGTACTGAGATTACAGTTTTTGGTTACGCTGATGGAATTAAAGCAAACTGAAGAGCATCCCAGTTGGGGTGCTTTTTATATTTGCCCTTGAACACCTGCTAAGCGAAACTTACTAGCCCCAACTCGCTCATTACTTGCTGAAATCTTTTCGCCGTCTAAGTACGTATCGTTATCCTTATCACGAATCTCTTCCAGTCGTTCAATAACTCGTTCCAACAATGAATTATTAAGTTGCTCAGGCTCGTTGCTCTGTGTGCTGTGCATTTGTGGCAAAACGCCCACACTATTAGGTTCAGTTGCATTACGTAATTGCGGTTGTTCTTGTATTGTGCGTTCATAAGCATCATTCAACAATTGCATTGCATTACTTCTACGCGGATTAACAACAAACTCGTCCCCATCTTCTGCAATCGTCGCAAGTTGTGGTGTTAAAGGATGACCACCAGTAGCAAATGAGCTTAACCGACGACTACCTTGTGGGCCACTATGCAGCCAATCAACCTTTGGAACACCCCAAATAACGGTGTGTCCAATACTGTTTCGCCAATCAGAATTATTGAAGAAAGCTAATAGCTCATCGAGCGGATTCATCCGATTAGTATGTCCTGGCATCGCAAAAGCAGCAAATGTCCCTGGTGTGAATTGTAGAATCCCACCAGCTTCATTACCGCCGCTATTGCCATCGTGAATAGTTTGAATCACAGACTTACCACCAGACTCACTCATGATAGTCGCTTGCAAAAGCTCACTGAAACCTGCCGGAAGACTATCAATGTGCATCATTTTGGCGGCTTTCTCAATTAAACCTGGATTGTAGTGACCAGCCTTACCGTCAGATACTTCCAGTGTTTTTTTGGTGCTATTTAACATTTCCTTGAACTTATCCACTGCTATGCTTGATAGCTTGCTAATGGTGCCACTAGCTAAGTCGCCAAAACTAGCTGCCCCTTTAAATAAGCCATCAGTAGCTTTATGAAGTAGCTTGGAGATATTTCCAAGCGGATCTTTGAGGAACTTCTCAACAGCCTCGGCCTTGTCACCAATCCATGAGCCAATGTCAGATAGCTTACCCTTAGTCCAATTAATCGCATCTCCAACAATCCCACCGTTTGCGTAATGATTGACCCCGGCAGACGCCATAATAGAAGCCGTTTCATCGCCATTGTATACTCGTGTGCCAACTGGCAAAGGTAGCACTGCATTACGTTGATGCGTCATCTTGAATTCACCAGAAGGTAGTTGTAACAATTCCTTCCAATTCTGACCGGCACCATCATTTACCATTGATAAGCGAGTATGCACGACACCACCTTGAGAAAACTTCACTGGCTCCAAGTGGTGAACATTAGTTTTATGTCCAGTAAAGAATTTCCAAATCGAATCAATCCCATCTACACCGGCATTAATAACGCTCAAAACACCGTTAATACCGTCTTGGGCGGCCTGCTTGATGCCTTTCCAGATGTTACTGAAAAAGTCTCCTAATCCCTGCCACATACCGTGCCAAACAGTGCTAATGGCATCTAATACTGATGAAATTATATCGTGCATCCCGTTCATGTAAGCTTTAATCGCTTGCGATAGGGCTTTCCAAATATCTGAAAAGATGTTTTTGATATCTCCCCAGACTTTACTCCAGTTACCATGAATAATATCAAGGACAGTCTGAATAACGTCAGAAATGACATTCATTGCCCCGATAATTAGTGGCTTAATCACATTCCAAACAGATTTGACTACCGTGCTAATAACCTTCCAAGCAGCTTTCCAGATTGCTTTGATAATATCCATTCCGGCTGATATAAGGCCTTTAATCACAGCCATGCCTATATCAATAATTGGCTTAATAATCGCCCAAGTTTCTTTTACTTCAAGTGATAGATAACCCCAGGCAACCTTCCAGAGTGCGCTTACCACAGCCATACCAAGCTTGAGAACTTGCTGGACCATCTTAATCCCAGCCGAAACCACTGGTTCAATCTCTTTCCAGACTGACTGAATTGATTTAACCGCTGATTTGAAGAACGGCTCAAATGTCTTTTTGATCCACGTTATAGCATTACCAAGCCACTTAGTAGCATCCTTATACCAATCTTTGATTGTATCAACAAGTCCATTTACGAACTCACGGAACTTTTTATTATGCTTATACAACTCAACTAAAGCTAACACGATTGCCGCAATAGCTGTAATCCAGATAGTGAACGGCACTGCCTTTAGCGCTTTGCCAAAAGCTGGAAATACACCGGTACCTTCTTTTATAGAACCGCTAAATGCCGATATTGCTTCAGAACCAGTTTTAAATGCAGTCGTCTTTTTTAAAACAACCGTCATATCTTGAAATCCCTTAACAAATTCAGTAATCTTCTTCACAGCAAATGCAGCAACCAGAATCTTGCCAAAGTCTTGAATTGCACTCTTGCGTTTTAAAATACTATCTAAAGCAGATTCGACCTGCTTCAGTGGATCATTAGTTTTTTTAGCATTATCGCTGACTAAGCCAAAGGCATCTGCAATACCTTTGAACATGCCGCTGATAGTAGACCAGATAGACTTGGTTAGGATGACCATGATTGAAGTCAAACTCTCAATAATGGCATTAATATCTTTTTGATGCGCTGCGATATACCCAATTAAGCCAGATGCTTTGCCAGCCATAAATGCTAATCCTTCACCAACAGAATGGGCTAACGCAGTCATGTCCTTAGATTGTAACAAGTTTCTAACGGACTCTAAACCAGATGTCTTAGTATCCACCAGTGGTTGCATCAGGGTTGATTTAATACCCGTCCAGCTACCCTTAATCTGAGCCATGACCCCCTCGCCAGTTTTACCAAAATCTGCAAAAACTTGTTTGGAATTATTTCCAATTTTGGAGATGGCCGTTTCAAATTCGCTTGAAGATACTTTGCCATCAGCAACCGCCTTTTTCAATTGGCTTTGGCTCATGTCTAAAGCAGCTGCAAGTTGCTTAGGCAAAGCCGGGGCCTCAGCAGTCATCCGAGTAAATGCCATACTGGTTAACTTGCCTTGTGATTCAATCTTTTTAAATGAACCTGTCAAGCCATCCGCAGTCTCCACACCTTTACCAGAAGCTACCGCTAAGGCAGTTACCCCAGTAGTCAACGCTTCAGTGTCTTTCACATTATCTGTAAATCCATAAAATTGCTTCTGGATATTCTTGATATCGCCCGCCGCAAAACCAGTTTCATTCCGCAAAGTCACCATGTTACCAGATAGATCTTTGATCTTATTCTGAGGCACATCCATAGCTGACCAAGCCCGAACGGTTTGCTCACCAGATTCGGCTAGTTCTAATCCATCTTTAGCTGACTCGATTAGCTTGCTCCCCAAAGAAGCAATCCCATTCGAAACAATGTTTCCAGCAAATGTACCAACTAATACACTTCTCAGACTACTAGTTTTTTGAGTCGTTTCTTCAGTTTTAGTAGTCAAAGACTTAATTGGTGCTGATACCTTGTCTTCAACTTCCAATACCGTCCGCTTAGTTTCAGGAATCTTTGACAAAACTTTTTCAAAATCAATTATCTTGCCATCATTAACGTTAGCGGTTAGATCTGTCTTGACCTTTCGCGGAACTTTATCCAAAATAGCGTCAAAGTTCTTGATGCCAGCATCATTGGCTTGAGCTAAAATTTCAGTCTTAACGTCTTTTGGAATCTTTCCTAGCAACGAAACTTGCTCTTTGGCTTTGGCTACTGCATCAGTCGTATTGACTTTGACATCAGCATCAGTTGTCTTCGGAATATCACCTAAGCCATCCTTTACCTTCTTGGCATCATCAATGGCTTTTTGTGCATTACTTGTTACATCAACTTTAGTATCTTTGGGAATTGAATTCATTGATGACTGTAGTTCTTTAGCGTCAGTGACTATCTTTTGAACCGAATCAGCACCGCTGGTTCCTAATGTTCTATATGCGTCTTCCAGTGCTTTCGTTGGATTCACTGATCCATTAACTAAGCTCTGGGCATCCGTTAACATTTGCTTAACACGCGTCAATGGAGCCGTGACATCATCCACAAACG